TACTGGTTGAAGTACTTGCCCAGCTGCTCCTTGAAGCGGTCCTGGCCGTTCAGCACCAGCTTGAAGTCCTTCAGGGGACCCACCTCGTTGCCAGCGGCACCAGCCACAGCGGTGCCCTCCTCAATCCAGAAGATGTTGGAGGACGAGGCGGTGTTGCCACCGAACAGGCGGGGAGCACCCACGGTGTGTGGCAGCACGGAGCTGCCCAGCAGAGCCGGGGCCACGTTGGCAGTCACGTTCACGTTCTGAGCGCTGGTGGAGAAGTTCCACATGCTGTTGGTCGCCGTGGAGGTCGTGTTCTGGTAGCACCAGATCAGCTCCTTCACTGGGTGGTTGAAGGACAGGCGCACAGTCTGGGAGGTGGAGGTGATGCTGTCACCGCCGGTGTGCTGGACCTGCTCGATCAGGTACTCGTGACCCTTCTGGGCGAAGCGGCGACGCTCCTCAGTGTCCAGGTACACGTAGTTGGCCCACACCTCGAACACCTGGGAAGAGGCGCCGAAGTAGCTGGTGAAGGTGCTGGTCAGGTCGAAATCCAGGCGGACCTCGTGGTACTGCAGGGCAATCAGGGGCAGGTACAGGCCTGGGTTGCGGTTGAAGAAGAACAGCAGTGGCAGGTACACGTAGTTCTTGTTGGTGGTGTCGTTCAGCTGGGTGGTGGTCAGCTTGCCGTAGTTGATCTTGTCCGCCTCGTTCAGGAAGCACTCGGCGTACAGACGGAACCAGGTCTGGTAGTGCTTGTCGATGCGCTGACCACCGATGGTCAGCTCAACAGCCGCAATGGCACGCTCAGCCACCCAGCACAGGTCGAAACCGGCTGCGCCGTTGGTGGAGGTCAGGTTGCCAGTGGCAGCCAGGGTGGGCTGCAGGGCCACGTACATGTTGCCGACCAGGTCGCCGTTGCGGGCAATGGTCACGGACACACGGCCGCTGTTGGAGGGGGTGCCGTTCACCGTCTGCTGGATGTTTTCCATCGCAAAGTTGGTGTGGCGCTTGTACACCGCCTGGAAGAAGGTCACCTTGGGCTGACCGGTCAGATAAACGTCCTGAGCGCCGTAGGCAACGAGCTGCATAAGGCCACCCGCCATGAGTACTTTGGTACTATACCCCAAGAAAAAAATCTAGACGGATTTCCATTTAAACCCACCCGCTGACCGTGCTATACCTTTACAGCATCGACTTATTCCTCTAACATCCGCTTTAGAAGCCTTACTAGCTTCCCGTATAGTATCATACTCTGATATAAGGGTCTTCAAGTCAAACGACCACTGCTGGATTTTTGTAAACTTCAGGGGTGTGTTAGTCTGGACATCGTCCTGATTCACAAACTTCCATTGGAACCCTCCCGCCGTCTTCCGCGCCCCCTTGCATACTTTACCTATGTGCTCACTACACGCTCCCGACTCTCTTGCCGCCTCCTCGACCGACTCGAACGTCCTGAGGAGTTGGGTCCCATCCTTGGACCACTGTTGAACCTCCTTGCGGTTCGCCTCCTTCAAAAGTTCCTTCGCCTCTTCATCATGGTGCCTCCCAAACATGGCGTGATGGTCGCCTGAGCGTATCGAGCTCATGAGAGCCTTGGTGTCCTCGTGAAGAATCTTGTTCCTGTTCCCGCCCGTCTCGTTGTTGTACCCGCCTGGAGCCAGGGTCCCACGCTGGGCAATCTCCTGAATCTCGAGCTCGTCCAGGCGCTTTTGCCATTCACCTTCCCTGGAGAAACCATGAAGAATTTCAATCTGAAATTGGTCCCAGCCATGGAGTCTGATGGCGTTGTACAGGTGACGCTTTCGGCCGTTGTTCACGTCTGCGATGTGGCCGTTCAGGCGGACCTGGAAATCGTCTTGAGTTGTCTGGCCTATATATTCCTTATATGGCTCGAGCTTACATTTTATAGAATACACAAAGGGCATGCGAACGCGGCACTACTACGAACACTCCAGATTTCTTTAGTTGCGCCCAGGCGACTGGGCGATTTTCTGGTGCCCTATTAAATGTCTCGTGTACCACGCCCCCCACCACCCAGTCCCCCACACGAGGAAGACGAGGAGGAGGACCTGGACGAGACGGAGGAGATGGACGAGATGGACGAGATGGACTTTGGCGATCCTATGGAGGCCCTGGGTGCCTTTCTGGCGACTGAGGATGGCGAGACGGTTGCTACCGCCCTGGTGGGCCTGAAGGATGCGACCGAGAAGATTGCCCTGAACCTGGAGATGCAGAACAAAATTCTAGTCAAAATTCTGAGCGCTCTGAATGCCAACAAGTGCTGCAAGCCGTGTGAGTGTGCGCCGGCCCCCGCCACCGCTTAAAAAAGTCTGGCCCATTCTTAGTAATGACAAGCTCCAAGAAAGTCCACACAATCGAAAAGGACATAAGTCCTGAACATGCAGAGGAGATTCGGATGGCCCATCAGAGCTCTGAAATCAATTCGTGGACGATCGAGGAACTTGAGTCAAAAATAACTCAAGCAGAGACTGATGCTGGTTTTCACATTCGAGCAAATACACTCGCGGCTGACAAGTCGTGGGCGTACGTCTTGTTTCTGAATGACCAGGAGCGCGATGAGGATGGTTACCCTCGCCCCGGTAGTTACGTAACGGAACACGTCAAGACACGCAAGGATCGTTTCATCAACAGTTGTCGGACCCTTTTGACGCGCGTGGACAATTTAGAAGCCAACAAGCGTCCCAGTAAGGATGTGAACGGGGAGGAATTTACACTCGAATTTCGGGTCCGTCGTCTGATTGTGGACCGTCAGGAGATGTTTGAACAGTTTCGAATCTGGGACCGTCGTTGGAACCGCGTCAACAACCCGACGTTGGCCATTGACAACAGCGACTCGTCCCTGAAGGAGGATGAGTCCAACACGCCGTATCAAAAGCTTCTTTTGTTTTTGCTTCATAAGGCGTATGATGAGGGGTACAGGCGGTACCGGGACCAGTGTTGCGTGGAGATTCGCAACACCCGCGCTTGGAAGCCGGTCAAGGAGATTAAGGAGTTTGTGTACGACACGACGCAAAAGGAGGACAACCCCGAGATGTGGAAAAACCTGACGAGCCGCGGTACACTCGTGGGAGACGTCGTGCGTCACCTGACCAACTGTAAGGATTTTCAGTTTCCAGAAATCAAAAAGGATCGGCACACGTGGTCGTTTCAGAATGGGCTACTGGTCGGCAAGGATTGGGACGCAGAGTCTCAACAGTATCGGATCAAGTTTTACCCTTACAACTCACGTGAATTTCGTGACTTGGATCCAACCCTGGTGAGCTGCAAGTATTTTGACCTTTCTTTCGATCCTTACGATGAGATTGAGGACTGGTACGATATTCCAACCCCTCACATGCAGCGAGTCTTGGACTATCAGCGGTTCGAGGCGGATGTGTGCAAGTGGATGTACGTCTTTTGCGGTCGTTTGTGTTTTGAGGTGAATGAGCTGGACGGGTGGCAGGTGATTCCTTTCCTGAAGGGTATCGCACGGTCAGGCAAGTCGACACTCATCACCAAGGTTTGTAAGCTGTTTTACGAGTGCGAGGATGTGGCGACCCTTTCGAACAATATCGAAAAGAAGTTTGGGCTCCAGAGCATCTACAGGGGGTTCATGTTCATCAGTCCCGAGATTAAGGGTGACCTGCAGCTCGAGCAGGCGGAGTTTCAGTCACTCGTGTCCGGTGAGGATGTGTCTGTGGCGCGCAAGAATGAGACGGCCCTGAGCATGCAGTGGAAGACGCCCGGAATTTTGGGAGGAAATGAGGTGCCCAACTGGAAGGACAATTCAGGGTCTATTTTGCGTCGTTTGGCCACATGGAACTTTGGCCGTCAGGTTTCAGAGGCGGATCCCCATCTGGACCAGAAGCTCGAGCAGGAAATTCCGGCGATTCTGTGCAAGTGTCTACGGGCCTACCTGGACTATGCACACAAGTACAGTGACAAGGACATTTGGAACGTGCTACCCAAGTACTTCAAGACGGTCCAGAGCCAGATTGCGCAGGTTACGAATGCGCTCCAGCACTTTCTGTGTTCGGAAAAGTTCAAGTTTGGTCCGGATCTGTTCGTACCCCAGACACTCTTCATTGCCCGGTTCAACGAGCACTGCAAACAGAACAATCTGGGGACACACAGGTTCAACCAGGATTTTTACGCAGGTCCGTTCAGTGCCAAGGAGCTCGAGGTCCGCGTCGACTCTAAGATTTACAATGGAAATGCATACTCTACGCAACCTTTCATCTTCGGTCTGGACTTTGTGAACCCAGAATAAAATGTATTAAAATAATAATGGAGGAGCAGACGCGTGCTCGGATAGCCAAGTTTCAGAAGCTTTGGCGATCCAAGCGCGTTTTTACAAATACGACGGGCGGAGCCTGGAAAGTTTCAGCGTCGGCTCTCACGGCCAAGATTGTCACCTTCAAGCTGCCCACCAATTTTAGAACAGTTTTTGAGACGGAACCAAAGGGCTTTTCGGAGGTTACAGGATACAAGGAAACCTTTAAAAAGCCCGTGGTTCGCTGGGTCCCAAGCCAGGGGTGGATAGGCGACCCTGAAAACGTAAAGAAGATTATCGCAAAACGCGGACAACAGACGATTGTGATGACGGATACGTATTTCGATGTCATGGGTTTGGGCAACTATGAAGAGGCTCTTTTGGCCATTGTGAAAAATGGCTGGGCCCCAAAACTTTTACTCAAGGCGCCACCCACGTACAAAAAGATTGACGGAATTTTCTACATAAATAGAACTTTGATCCTCGATGATCTGAAGGATGAACTCCGGAAGATTCCAGGTGCGTCTGTAAAATACGACCCGGAAGTGGGCATTCCTTCCGTGGTTCTGAAACTCAACGAGCCTAAATGGACGTATCAGTTTTTCAAAAATGGCACTGTACTTTTTACGGGCATCAAAGATCCCTCTGAGCGCGATTCACCCAAACAGCTGTTCAAGGAGTTTGTTCAAAGGTATGAATTGATTCCGTTCCTCATGTTTAATCTCTCCAGATCCCCTGCGATAAAGAAACCTGGAAAAGGAACCACCACCAATAAAAAAGCCAAGTTGGCAAATCGGTATCCTTTGGCCACTTCATGGAACATGAAACCGCCGCATGGATTTTACGTTCGCCCGGGTACAAATGGCAAGCCCCGCCTTTACAAGTGGCGCAAAATGGAAAAGGAGATTCGGACGGGCGAAGTTCTCAACAGAGGTCCCATGGGCCTCGCGAAGAAGAATGCCGTCGTGGTTGCACAGGCGTATGCCAAGGCGGGGGTCCCGGTACCCGAGCATACTCTTAAAATCTTCAGAAACCTGGGAATTCCGATTCAAAATGCAAACACGAGCTCGGCCGGCCCCAAGAATCGTAGGGCCCCGAGTTGGAATGCCACGAAACCAGGTTTCTACGTGCGCCCCGGTCCAGGTAAACAGCCATATTGGTTTGCAATTCCAACGGGTCTCGCATCTGGTCGCAAGACTGTGATAAAGGCGTACACGGATGCCGGTCGTAACATCCCCGTGGCTGTCCGTGAAATTTTCAAAATTCCCGCCAGCGTCAAGACGGGAAATAGTAGCGAACTACAACACGTCGTGACGATGGGTCTTAACAAGATTCTGCGCATCAATGACCGCCAAGCGACGCGACTGACCAAGGTGGAGCTTCTGGGCATTGCTCGGAACATGGGAATTCCAGAAGCAAATTCAAAGATGGCACCCGCGGCTCTCATAGCTTTGATTCAGCAAAAAGCCAAAGTCTACAAACCCGTGCGTAATGCCGACGTATTCACAAACGGAATGTACTACAGGTTTTTGAACAACGGACGTGTGGAAAAGACGACTAATCAAGGGGTTCAGACGCGACGTGCATGGGCCACCATACCCGTCGAAGAACAAAACAAAATCGCCAAGGCTCTTTTGCCCGCCAATTTACATGCAGAATACAACGCGACGGCTCGGTCAAACAAGTTCTTGACCCTGCGAGCATGGGCCGCGAGTACTCGGCGGTCGTCACCGGTCGCAAAAGAAAAGACGCCAAGTCCGACGCGGAAGGCGACGCCAAGCCCTTCGTCAGCGGGTTCCAACACCCTTGAATTTGAATACGCGGCACGGCTAGGTAACAATCTCGGCAACCTTTCTCGTGCAGGGAACGAGACGGTCTTTATGAACACAGTCTATCGCAAGCTGCCAGTGGGTGCCCGTGGTAAACCACTCAAGGCGAACATAAACAAGGCTTATAAAAAGTTTGTCAAGAATACGAGGGCGAACAGGGCCAACGAGCCGTCCAAGGCACGATTCATGGCGCGAATTAATGTTCCAAATTGGATGCCAGTCAACAAGGTTCAGGTTTACAAAAACTTGGTGACCAACTTGGCATTTAAAAAACCTAAACCGGCCCAAAAAGATCTCAAGGCGGCAATCAAGGCGTGGATAAATCGTGAGGTGCCTCTGAGTCCCCCGCGCGCGGCTCGGGACGTGGAAAACGTCGTCACAGGTGAAGTGAGACGGATCCCTGCATATGTTCCCGTGCCCCGCAAGACTCCTCCAATTCCTAAACGTTCGCCTCCACCAAAGAAGAGTCCCAAGCCCAAGAATACGCGGATCCTGGGCGAGTATGCCCTGCCCCGTAACCGCTCTGCAATTCAAAACCTAAATAACGCAATCGCA